ATATTTGGAATATGTGCTTGGTTAAGTTATAAGTTTAATAATTTATGGATAATGTTAATAGCTTTACTATATCGTTATGGAGTAGTTGATAATGATAAAGATAAGGAGGACAAGCATGAATGAACTAACACAAGAGCAACAGGATGCGATAGATAGATTTATGGCAGCATGTAAAGAAATTTATGATGCAGTAAAGATATTTGCTGAAAAAATTATAGAAGCCATTAAACCTATAGTTGAATGGTTTATAAAAACAGTAGGACCAATATGCAAAAACTTACCATATTATAAAAAGTATAACATGATCTATATGAGAACTAAGTCCAAGAGGATAAAAAAGAAACAGATTAGTTTGATGAGAAAGAAGTGGCTTATATGAAAGGTATAATTGATCAAATAAATATTGGATTTAATAATATGTTAAAGTGTTTAAAATACTTATTTAAGGTAATGATAATAGTTGGTGCATTAATAATAATATCATATTATATATTTGTACCTATAATAACATATGGATTTTTAAGTTTCATAGTATGGCTTGGAGCACAAGCATAGGAGGATAGTATGAAAAGTTGTTTGAAATGTAATGAAAAACTAATGTTAGATGATGAATATGACTCTTATTATTGTCCAGTATGTAATGAATGGACTGAGAAGAAATGCGGTAGTGAGGATTGCGAATATTGTAAAGATAGACCAGATAAACCAATTAATTTATAAGGGGGATAATTTATATGGATATGAATAAAGAAAAACTACAAAAGGAATTGGAATTTGCAGCATTAAATCAAAATAAAGGTGTATGTGAAAGTTATAGCTATTGTAAGTTTTGTAAGGAACCAAAGAAAACACTTAGAAATAGTATGACACCATGTGCTGATGCTTATATTGATTTAAGAGATATAAGTGAAAAGTTAAAAAACTATAAAGATAATGAAGAATATATAAAGACTGCTGTTGATCGCATAAATCTATGGACCATTGCTTTAAATTCTAAAGATAAGGACAAGCTAACTGAATTGTTTGATAGTTCTGAAGCAATTGATTTAGGGATGCCACGTGCTGAAGGAAAAATATCTAGTCCAATTGAATCTGCTATGCAAAGACATGAGATAACAAGAGAAATGGTGAATGTGTGGATAACTAGAGAACAATCTAAGCTAAATGGTATAAGAATAGAAGTAAATCAATTAAAAAGAGCATTTGAAAAACTTAAAGAAGATGATATGTTTATATTAGAATGTAAATGTTTTGATAATTTGAAATGGATTGATACACAAATTTCATATGAGAACAAATTTAAAATATGTATAGATGAATCGGTTTTAAGAAAAAGGTTAGTAAGAATTAAAGAAAAAATAAGAAATTTGCTAAAAAATGAAGAAAATTTAAAATAGTCACAAATTAATAAAAAAACTATGATATAATATATAATAGGTAGAGCTATGAAAATAGTTTTCAAGTTAGAAGAAGTAGTCTTTAATAGGCTACTTTTTTTGTTTTATATATGCAGAAGTGGTGGAATTATATACACGGACTACGATATTAGTCTGTAGCTTTATGGCTACGTGGGAGTGAAAATCTCTCTTTCTGCACCATTAGATATTAATATAATAAGTAAAGGAATTAATTACTCCTTGAGTCACATTATGAAACTTATGTGCTGTTATTCTAGATGAGGACAGATATATAGTGTTTTATTTTATTAATATCTTATCCACAGAGCAATATATCTTAATTGGTTATTGCTCAAATTGTTGTACAAGCCCTTTCACAGTCATATTAATAAGTTAGTATATAATATTTCAATTATTTTATACTTATGTAATATGAGTGAAACAACAGCTTGTACACACTATTTATGTATGCAGAGTAGATATACTTTATTCATATATAACCTCTTTAGGTAGTTGCAGAAATGTAGCTACTTTTTTAATGTGTTTATTTATTCAATAGATAGATTAAAGGAGTAGTGATTTGTTATGAAAGATGTTAAAGTTTTTAAAAGTTTAAAGCAAGCATGCGAATATTACAAAAAAAATATCCTTAATATAAAGTAAGGTGATCATATGAAAAATAATTATACTTATACTGAAATAATACAAGATAAATTAGGTAAAAAATATATGCACACTGTAGATTATATTAAAGTAGAACAATGTAGATTCTGTACTAAAATCAAATCAAAGAAATGTAGACTAAATATACAAAATGATAAATGTATAAATTATAAATATATAAAAATAAGTAGGTGAGGTGTTGGCTAATAGTAATTTGATACCATTTAATGTGCAAACTGAGAAAGAACAGAGAGAAAAACAGAGCAATGGTGGAAAAAAATCAGGTGAAGTCAGAAGACAAAAGAAAAAGATGAAAGACGTAATGAATTTAATGCTTTCACTTGATCTAACTGATGAAAAAGCAAAGCAAGTATTGAAGAATTTAGGCATTCAAGATGAAGACATGAACATTCAGACTGCCGTTGTATTTAGTCAGGTTAAAAGAGCTATTGCTGGAGATATAGATAGTGCTAAATTCTGTAGAGATACAGCAGGTGAATTTATAGGAGCTGAAGAGGAAAAAGAAAAAACACAAAATTACACAGTAAACATACCAGCAAATAAAATGGCAAAGTCTTTTGTTGATTTAAATAGATTAATAGATAATAGAACATATATAGAATATTATTTAGAAGGTGGAAGAGCTAGTTTAAAATCATCATTTGCTAGTGAAAAAGTAATTGAATTATTAGAGAATAATCCTAAAATGTGTGCATTAGTGTTAAGAAGATATAGTAATACATTAAAAGATAGTGTGCATTCTCAATTACAATGGGCTGTCGCAGAACTTACAGAGACTTATAAAGATTTAACAGACGATTATAAATTTATAAAAAGCCCAATGGAAGCTACTAAGTTATCTACAGGACAAAAAATATATTTTAGAGGTGCAGATGATCCTTCAAAAATAAAATCAGTAAAACCTCCTAAAGGAATGTATATAGGTATAATATGGTATGAGGAATTTGACCAAATGCCTGGTATGAACGCAGTAAGAAAAATCAATCAATCCATTGTAAGAGGTGGAAATGATTTTATTTTACTTTATACATATAATACTCCACAATCTAGACAACATTTCGTAAATAAAGAAAAAAGAAAAATAAAGAAAACTAGATATGTACATTTATCAGATTATAGAGATGCTCCTACTAAATGGTTAGGACAGGCATTCATAGATGAAGCTGAATATGTAAAAGAATCAGCTCCAACTATATATGAAAATGAGTATTTAGGGCTTGAAACTGGTGACGGTAGTAATGTATTTGAAAATCTAGAGTTAAGAGAAATAACTGATAAAGAAATAAAAACTTTTGATAGAGTATATAACGGTATTGACTGGGGTTGGTTTCCTGATCCTTTTACATTTAATAGAATGCACTATGATACAGCTAGAAGAACGTTATATGTATTTGATGAATTGCGATGCAATAAGAAAAGTAATTTAGAAACATTTAATATGTTAAAAGAAAAAGGTATAACAAATCAAGATCTAATAACAGCCGATTCAGCTGAACCAAAGTCTGTAGATGATTATAAAGGTTATGGATCATTTACTCGTGGAGCAGAAAAAGGTCCTGGTAGTGTTGCATATAGCATGAAATGGCTATCAACATTGAATAAAATAATAATAGATCCTTTAAGGTGCCCTAAAACAACAGAAGAATTTAGCGAATATGAATTAGAAAAAGATAAAGATGGTAATACAATAACAGGATATCCTGATAAAAACAATCATCATATTGATGCCATCAGATATGCAATGGAAACTGTTTGGAAGAGGAGGGGACGATAATTGTTTAATAAAATAATAACATGGATAAAGGAAGTGGTAAATAAGATGTTTAATAAAACTGATATGCAAGAGGCATTTAATACTGATATATCTGTATCAAATGAAATGATACAAGCAATAAGTTTATGGTCTGAAATGTATGAAAATAAAGCACCTTGGCTTGATGAAAACATTAAGAGTTTAAATCTTCCTGCATCTATAGCAAGTGAACTAGCACGTATGGTAACAATAGAATTTAAAAGTGAAATAACAGGCAGCAAAAGAGCAGACTTTTTAAATGAACAATATAAAATTATAAAAAATAAATTAAGAGTAAATACTGAATATGGAAATGCAAAAGGCGGAATAATGTTTAAGCCTTATGTAAAAGATGGTAGAATATGTACAGATTACATACAAGCAGATTCTTTTGTGCCTACTTCATTTGATGATTCAGGAAAAATAATAGGTGTTATTTTTACAAATCAAATAGTAAAAGGTAAATATATATATACAAGATTAGAAGCACATAAATATAGCAATAGTAATTATTTAATAGAAAATAAAGTATATAAAAGTGAAAGTAATTCTGTATTAGGAAAGCAAGTATCTATGCAAGAAGTAGAAGAATGGAATAATATACAAGAAAAAGTTCTTATTATAAATGTAGATAGACCGTTATTTGGATATTACAAAGTTCCACAAGCAAATAATACTGATACTCAATCACCTTTAGGTGTTTCTGTATATGCTAGAGCAGTCGAAGATATAAAGAAAGCTGATATTCAATACGGACGATTAGATTGGGAATACGAAGCATCTGAAAAAGCAATATATGCTGATATAGTTGCACTTAAAGAAGCTGATATGGGCAATAATATATCAAAATCTGTAATGCCAACAACAAGAGATAGATTGATTAAAAAAGTAGGAATTGGGAAAGATGATTTCTATGAAGATTACTCTCCTGAAATTAGAGATGAAGCATTTATAAGAGGACTAAACAAAGCAAAACAAGAAATTGAGTTTAAATGTGGTCTTGCTTACGGAACAATATCAGATCCTCAAGCTATAGAAAAATCAGCTACAGAAGTTAAACAAGGCAAACAAAGATCATATGCTACAGTATCAGATATGCAAAAATCATTACAAAATGCATTAGATGATTTAATATATGCTATGGATGTATTAGCTACTTTATATAAACTATCTCCTATTGGCAAATATGAAGCATCTTATGAATGGGATGACAGTATTATAGTTGATACCGAATCAGAACAAGTAATTAGATCACAAGAAGTTACACAAGGATTAAGTAGTAAAAAGAAATACTTAATGTGGAGATATGGTTTAACAGAGGATCAAGCACAAGAAATGCTCGATGAAATAAAAGCTGAACAAGGACCAGATACTGGTTTATTTAACGCAGAATAAGAGGTGATACGATGATAACACCTAACTATTTAGAGCATATAGCAGATGATGTAGTAAACTTATATACTGATTTAGAAAACAAGGTAATAAAGGACATTGTGCGAAGATTAGTAACTGCAGGTGAAATGACTGAGTCAGCTAGATGGCAAATAAAAAGATTACAACAATCTGGGTTAGTATATGATGATGTAATAAAGAGAATAGCACAAACTTCAGGTGAATCCGATAGAGTAATTAAAAGGTTATTTGAAGATAGTTCTATAGAAGCTTTAAAATACGATGATAATATATATAAACAGGTTGGACTCAATCCTATATCTATTAAACAAAGCCCAGCAATGTTAAAGATATTAACTACAGGAATAGATAAAACAAATGGAACATTAAAGAATTTAACTTTAACAAGTGCAAATTCAGCACAAAGTGTTTTAATACAATCACTAGATAATGCATATATGCAAGTAGCATCTGGAGCTTTTGATTATAATACTGCTATATTTAATACAATTAAAAATATTACTACTAATGGATTAGATATAACATATGATACAGGCCATAAAGATAAAATAGATGTAGTAGTACGTAGAAATGTATTAGCAGGTATAAATCAAACGGCATGTAAAATACAAGATGAACGTGCTGATGAAATGGGTAGTGATTTAGTTGAAACATCAGCACATGCAGGAGCTAGACCAGAACATGCAATATGGCAAGCTAGAGTATTTAGTAGATCAGGCACAAATAAGAAATATCCTGATTTTAAAAAGTCTACAGGATATGGCACTGGCCCAGGACTTGGTGGTTGGAATTGTAGGCACAACTATTATCCATTCTTTGAAGAATTATCTGATAGATCATATACAGATAAAGAACTAGATGAGATAAACAATAAAACAGTAATGTATAATAATAAAGAATATACTGAATATGAAGCTACACAAATGCAGCGTAAAGCAGAAAGAAATATAAGAACTTCAAAGAGAGAGTTATCAGCTTATGATGGAATAATGAGTAGTAATGCTACCAATTCTTTAAGAAAAGAAGCTGAAACTAAATATAGTATTACTTCTGCAGAACTTAAATCAAAATCAAAAGAACTAAAAGGCTTTATAGAACAAACAGGTCTTACAAGAGATAAAGCAAGAGAAAGAATAGTTAAATGAAAGTATAGGTGATATTATATGCCTAACATAGAAGAATTAAATAATATAGTTAAAAAGTTACAAGAAATAATGCGTATACAGGATTGGGATATAGAAGTTGCTATAGCAAATAAATATGAAATAAAAGATGAGATAGATGATGACAACATATACGGAGTATCAATAAGACATATGAAAATGAAAACAGCAAAAATACTTTTAAATAAAGATCATCATCCTGAAGAATGGTATGCAACACTAGTACATGAATTAAAACATATACAAAGTAGTGATATGCTAAATGAAATGAAAAAGAATATGAATGATAAGCAATTTGATAGTTTAATATATTATGAACAATTAACAGAAATATTAACAAAAGAATTTATAACTTTGTATCCACAAAAATAAAAGAGAATTAAGTATTATATGAAAATATAGTGCTTTTTTATATGCCTAAAAACGTGTGCAGGGGCATAAAACAGTTAATCTGCTAATCATGTAAATTAGTCTATTTGCAGACTTAATAAAGCAAAACAACAAGTGAAGCGACCACTTATAAAAGCATAGTTGGAGAAAGGAATAGTATGAAGACAGATGAATTAACAGCTTTAGGACTAACAGAGGATCAAGCTAAGTCAGTGTTAATAATTAATGGAAAAGATATTGAAAAACACAAAACTTTGACTGAAACTCAAAAGACAGAGTTAGATACTACTAATACTCAATTAGTAGAGGCTAATAAACAAATTGATAGTTATAAATCTATGGATATTGAAACTATCAAAAAAAATGCTGATGAATATAAATCTAAATTTGAACAATCTGAAAAAGATAAAACAACTCAAATAGAAGCTTTAAGGTATGATACAGCATTAGACAAATATGTAGGAAATTTAAAAATTAAAGATGAAGTTCATTCTAATAACTTAAAAAATCAAATTAAAGAGAAAAAACTTCAATTTGAAGAAGATAAGTTAATAGGCGGAGATGATGTTGTAAAATCTTATAAAGAAAAATATGCAAATGTATTTGAAGATGAAACTCCACCTCCAGAATTTACAACTACACAAACTAAAACTCCGACTCTTATAACAGGAGATCCAAATAAAATGGACTACAATACTTATAAGGCCTGGAGAAAACAAAATTAAAGAAATATAGAAATATAGAAAGAAGGAATTTATTATGCCAAATACAATATTAACACCTCAAGTGATTGCAAATGAAGCTTTGATGGTATTAGAATCAAATTTAACTATGTCTAATTTAGTACATAGAGATTATTCAAAAGAGTACGTACAAGTAGGAGATACAATAACAGTTAGAAAACCTGGAAAATTTGTTGCTAAGAATTTTATAGGAGAAACAGAAGAACAAGCTTTAACAGAAGGTTCAGTACCTGTTGTAATAGATCGTTATAGAGATGTAACTGTTCCAGTAACATCTAAAGAAATGACTTTGGATATTAAAGATTTTAGCGAACAAGTTATTACTCCTGCATTAATATCTATTGCTCAAGCAGTAGATATAGATGTATTAACAGTTGGTATAGAGAAAGCTGGAAGTAAAGTAGATGTATCAGGTACTCCAACAATACAAGATATTGCTAACGTTGGAAAAGCCTTAGATAAGAAAAAAGCACCAAGAGATAACTTAAGAAACTTAGTATTAGCAGTAGATACTTTATATAAATATAACACTTTAGATACTTTTGCTAAAGTATCTTATAAAGGAGATAGCGAGGCACTAAAAAATGCTGAAATAGGTAAAGTATATACAATGAATACATTTATGTCTCAAAATGCTCCTCAAAATTCATCTGTAACAGCTGGAACAGTAACTGCATATAAAGTAGTTTGTACAAAAGGTGCATCTCAATTCACTGTAAGTGCAGGAGCAGCAGCAACAGGAACAATTAAAGTTGGTGACCAATTAATAGTTAATGGTTACTTATTTGAATGTGCAGAAGATTTAATATTAGTTGCAGGTGCAGGAACATTAAAAGTAACTGAAAAAGCACCATTTACAATAACAGAAGCTCAAAGTGTAGTAATAATAAATAAAGCTCATTCTTTAGGTTTCCACAGAAATGGTTTAGCATTAGTAACAAGACAATTAGAATTACCTCAAGGAGCAGCTAAAGCAGCTATAGCTAGTGCTAATGGATTAGCAGTTAGAGTTGTATTTGATTATGATTCTAAAACTAAAACAGATAAAGTTTCTTTTGATATTATATATGGTATTAAAGAATTAGATACAGATTTATTAGTAGATTTTGCTTAAGAAAGTAGGTGCAAGGCATGTCATACGTAGATTATACATTTTACAAAGATAATTATCATGGTATCATGCCTTCATCTATTTTTGATAGATTAGTGATTGGAGCAAGTGCATATATAAAACGTAATACTTTTAGTAGGATAGATGAAACTAATATACTAGATGAAGTTAAATATTGTGCTTGTACTCTTGCTGATAAAATGTTAAAGATAGAAAAACGTGAAGGTAAAAAATCCGAAAGTGTTGGAACTCAATCTGCAAGTTATGTTGAAAAATCACAAGATGATGCAGATAAGTATCAAATATTAACCGACTATCTAGATCCTAAATTGCTTTATAGGGGGTGTTAATTATGTTTCCACATGATTGTACACTTTATTATAAAACTCTTAATAAAACCACTAGGTTGGACGAGTATATACGTGCTTATGTATATGAAGTATTCTTTGATAATGTAGAAGGTATAAATATAACTAAAAGTGGAGCTGCTAATGAAAATAAAGCTTTAATAGTAATACCAGATACTAGTATTTCAATTAGAAAAGGTGATATTATAGTAAAAGGAATTATAGATTATACTTTTGTGACGTTAGCAGATATTCAAAAGAAGTTTACAAATGTTTATATCGTAACCTCTGTGGATGTTAAAGATTTTGGAGGATTACAACATATCGAAGTAGGTGCTAAATAATGGAAATACAAACACCTAGAGGTAAAATATACCACGATAAAAACGGTGAAGCGCAATTAGAATGGAATCCAGAATTTAAATCAAAATGGAATGGTCAGTTTAATTCAGCTCAAAAGTTTATAGATAATGAAGTATTAAGATTAAATGATAAATATACACCGTTTCAATCGGGTATGTTAACAAAGTCAGGAATACTTGGTACTGTTGTAGGTAGTGGTAATATAGAGTATAATTCTATATATTCTCGTTATCAATACTATGGTAAAGTAATGGTAGGAAAAGCTCCTAAACAAGTAACTGATAAAGATTTAGTTTATACTGGAGGACCAATGCGTGGAGCATTTTGGTTTGAACGTATGAAAGCAGATAACAAAGAACAAATACTTGAAGGTGCTGGAAAAATAGCAGGAGGTAGTAAATGATAGATAAGATAAGAAAATACTTTATAGACTGTCCTTGTTTGGACAAAAATGGACGAATAGGGGTAGATTATTTAGGTAGCGACTCAGTAGATTACTCTATCGAACAAACTCCTGTATCTCCTATTATAAAGAAGTATAGAGATGGTGGTAGCTTAAGGCAATTATCATTTATATTAGCTAGTAGACAAGCTTGGGGTGCCGACGTTATAAATAATTTACTTAATTGTAAATTGTATAACGATATTGAAGCATGGATTGAAGATAACAACGATAATGGCATACTACCTGAAATAAATGGTATTGAAAGTATAGAATGTACAAGTACAGGATATGCCTATCAAGTAAGTGAACTTACTGCTAGATATCAAATACCAATGAGAATAACATATTATAAAGATTAATTAAGGGAGGAAGAAATTAAATGAATAATTTAGTTAAAAGAAATAAAAAAGTAATGTTTTATGGAATATTAAACGCAGGTACAACTTTGTATCATAGAATGAAAGGTTTTACAGATTCATCTATTTCTAAAAATTCAAAAGAATATTCAAGACAATATGTTGATGAAGATTTTGAACAAACAGATGTTACTGGATATAGTCCATCTATGAGTTATGCATTTGATCAATATACAGAGAATTTAGTACATGATGATATAGTAAGTATAACTGATAATGAAAAAATGGGAGCAGATGCTGTAAGATCAATAATTAATGTTGATTTTACAAAGTCTGGTTTAGCAGCTAATTCATTTGTAGCAATAAAAAGAGATTTTGCTGTAATTCCTGATAGCGAAGGAGATAGCACAGATGCATATACGTATTCTGGTAACTTAAAAGTAAAAGGTGAAAAAGTAATTGGAGAAATAACTTCTATTGATAATTTTCAAACAATTACATTTATACCTGGTACTGGAGTATTACAACTTGCAACATTTAGTGTTAAAAATGCTACAGTACAAATTGCTGGCGCAACAATAGTAATTTCTAATCAAACACTAGTAACAAATGATAATGGAATAGCTAATATAGAATTAGGAACAGGTACATATCCTTATATTATTTCTAAAACAGGATATACAGATAAAACTGGTAGTATGGTAATTGTAAGTTCCCCAGTTTACAAAGCAGAGACTATTGTAGTATAATAATAATAACAATATAGGAAGAGGTATTTAAAATGATTATAAATAATATAGAAGTAGATTTTGACATATTTGAAACTGAAAACTTAAAAAAGTTTGAAATTGGAATTGAGGAAATAGACAATGAAATTCACAACACAACTAGTAAAACATTAAAGCAGTACGAACAAGCTGAAATATACTGTAAAGGAGTTATTAATTTATGTAATAACTTATTTGGTGAAGAAAAAGCTAACAAAATACTAGAAGGTATAAAAGGTAACTTTTTAAAATGTACTAGAATTTTTGGAGAAATAGTAGACAAGGTAGCTGAAGAACAAAAAAAATCAGGTATAGAATTTAACAAATATTCTTCAAATAGAGCTCAAAGAAGGTCAAATAAGAAATGAATATGTTAATTGATGTATTACCTACTAAAGTAAAAAATATCAATCTAAACACTGATTTTAGAACTTCTATATTATTTGAATTATTAATGCAAGATAACTCTTTAACTGAAGAAAAAAAAGTTGCAAAAGCTATACAATTATATTATAATGAAGTACCAAAGAATATAGAGATAGCTATAAACAATATGCTTTGGTTCTATAAATGTGGTAAAGTTGAAGAAAATATAAAAAAATCAAAAAGTAATGAGAGTAATATATGTAAAATTTATTCTTATGAGTTTGATGATGAGTATATTTATTCGGCTTTTCTAAATCAATATGGAATTGATTTACAAGATATTAAATATTTGCATTGGTGGAAATTCAAAGCTATGTTTAAAAGTCTTAAAGAAGATAATCAAATAGTTAAAATTATGGGTTATAGAAGTAT